GAGATCAACAACCGTCCCATGCGCGTGCTCGGCTACCGCACGCCCGCCGAGGCGTTCGCCGACGAACTGTTAGAATTACAGGACCAACAAGGGTGTTGCACTTCTAAATAGACATCGGGCCTGTTCGCGACTGCGATTGTGTATAAGATAATCGTGAATATAGTACCCGTTGTTCCCGTCCGGTTCGATCATGCCGACATTGCACAGTGCCTCAAGTTCTGAATCGGTGATATCCAGCACGTAAAGCGCATCATCTTCACTGATATGACCGTCTGAAAGATTATCTCCGCAGAAGGTAAGCATCATCGTGAACGCACCTATCGCGCTCGGGCATGTGTGCCTGAGTTTTCGCACCTTGCGATTCATGTAGAAGCCGTTGACAAGCTGGATGTATCCTTTGCGGGCCATCGTTATACCACTTTCCTGAAATCTAAACTCACCAGACTCATTCCGTCTCCTCAATCATGGTTTCGAGGGCAGCGACCGCGTTCTCACTGCGGTTCTCGGCTACTGCCTTCCAGAATTTCGTATGATCCAGGTCATTTCCTGTCCCTTTCCCAAATGTTCTCAACCATTCCGCACCACTTATCCCATGCTTCCTCTCTCGTATCGGCATAAGGGGCTTCCAAGTGGGTGCAGAAAAACATGTAGCGGCCTCTCCATTCGAATATGAGCGGGACACATCCGTAGAGGGGGCAGCAGTGCCGAATCTTCGATGCTAGATTGAACATGTTCGTCTCCTTAAATCTCGTATGAAGTTGTGGCGGCTTCGCCAGTCCGAGGGCGTGCCGCTCGTCGCCGTGAGCAGCACGCCGTCATCGAATATCTTCCAGTGGCCGCTGCCGGCGCGTACCACCGTGTAGCCGTGCGAGGCTATCCAGTGCATGAGTTTGCGGTCATCTCCACGCGCGGTCATGCTTTGAGCCTCATCTTCAACGCGAGACCGTTTTCATGCACGCCACCGTTGTCGAAGCCCATGAAACCGTTGAATAGTTCGTATTCGAGCAATACGGTGTCCACGCGGAACTCGTCGTACTGATGGTTTTTGATGCGTTCCATGACAAGCCTCATCGATGCGACGGTATCCCTGCGGTCGGCCTGTATGGGAATGAGATACGGCCAAAGATTCCATTCGCCCGGATGATCGTTCAGCCAACGGGCGAAATCAACGAGTTTCCTATCTTCCATCATTTCTCCTTAGGAGCGTTCCCTCACGATATAGTCCGGGTGTTCCCGGCAATAGTCGTATATCAGTTTCAACCATGCGATGGCGCTGTCCACGCTGCCCCAATAGTTCGGCGGATTGTATTTGCCGCGCAAAACATACAATGGTTCCAAGTAGATGTCTTTCAACGCCTTGTCGATACGGGCTGCGGCCTCCCCGGCCGTCAACCCGTCCAGGTCATGCTTAGGATGGACCTTGTAATCGGTGAAAAACGCGGATAGATTATACGTGTAGTTGAAATAATGGCCATGAGCGGTCCGCACATGCTCGCCGTCCCGTTCGCATACGTCAAACCATTCCGGTTCCGGCACATCCTTGTCCACTATGAACAGGTCGTAGCTCATTCTTCGTCTCCTTCGATGATTCCATGTCCTGCTATCAATGCGAGGGTCTTCAAGTCGGTAAGCACGGGCTGGTTGTCCATGCTTGACAACGTGTTCAAGCCGAGACCCTTCTGCTTGAACACGACGAACCAGTAAGGTGCGTCAGCGTTACCCGCCTCGGTACGGCCCTCCTGCATCCACTCCTTGAGTCTCCCCGTATAGGTGCTGTAGTTTTTACACTCCAATACGACCGGCTGGCCGTGGATACGCAGACCGGTGATATCGCCCTGGTCTTTCGTCCCATGCAACACTTCACGGTGTATCGTCTGCTCGCTGTCACCCAACCGGGCGCGCAAATAGTTGACCACCTTGGATTCAAGCAGTGTGCCTTTGGCTTTCTGTCGGCTCATTCGTCCATCCACCATTCAGTCGGGTCATCGTGAAACTGGCAGTCCACGCAGTCCCCGAATACGTTCAAGATTCCTCCGCAGTACGGGCAATGCTCATACTGGACGGGCAGATAACTCGGTCTCATAATCAGAACTCCGGGTTGTCTCGTAGTCGTTTTTGCACGTCCACGCGCATCTGCTCGATCACATCGACCCGAAGTCCGGTAGCCAAGCGAATCTCCTCTGCCGGACGGTTCGAGTCTTCAATGAGCAGTTGCCATGCTTTACTTTTCGCTTTGCTCAACATGAGCCCCCTTCTCCAAATTAGAGCTGATACGCACCCGATAGTCGGTGATGCTCCAAGTCAGATGGTTCAGTGGTCGCATTCCACGTATCCGATGCTCATGATTTCTCCTTGACCGGTTTGCAGTTGTGTGGCGCTTGTGAGATTCTGCTGGTCTGGCATGCGTATGATCGGCTGCCGTCGCGGAGGATGATGGTGTTCGCCGTTTCTTCAGCCCAGCCGAGATAGGCAACGAAGGCGAAGAACAGTACGAAGAACAGTACGGAGAACAGTACGGCAGCGGCGATGGCGAGTGTTTCGGCCTTGCCATAGCGACTCATTCGTTTACCGCCTTCCGCGCCAGTGCGAGTAGTTCCTTGGCTTGTCGGATATAGTCTTCCTGCCCTCCGGGGAAGCAGCCTTCGCGATACCATGCTTCTTCCTCGTCCTTTGCCGCATATTCGTCGTCATACCTTTTGCAGCTGTTCCAGAGGAGCCGTTTCGCCACGGCTTCGATCTCGGCGTCAGCCGGTGGCGCATTGCGGCCGCGCAGGTACGCTTCCTGTAAATCGTCCGTGTCGCAGTAAAACTGTTTCTTGACATGCGTTCCTTCCCAGTGGCGGGTCGGATACGCCTTCTCGGCTTCATCGTCCGCGATGCTCATTCCTACATCTCCTTTTCGTTGTTCCTGTAGTTCTTGCCTTTGCTTCTGTTTATGCCGCCCCATATGCCTTGCAGCGGGTAGCCGTTTATCAGGGCATGTTCCGCCGCGTACCGTGCGCATTCGCATATCGCCGGACATTGGGCGCAGGCCTTGAGCGCCAATCGTTCCTCGCTGGACGTGGTTGGGAAGAACAGGTCAGGGTCCATGTCACGGCACGCGGCCTTGTCACGCCAGCCGCTCAATTCAATTCCTTCTTCGCGTTTTGAGACTACTTACGCTCATGATTCCTCCTTGAGCGTGGCGACATATGCGATGGCCTTGCGTTCACGCTTCGCATACTTCTCGCATTTGCGTTTGAGACGTTTGAGGCTCATGGCGTACAGGAAGTCTCTGAAGTTGCCGTCTTCGCAGATTTTGGCTTGATAACGGCCGCAGGTGCCTTCCGCGCCGATATGCGCGACCAAATGGTCTGTAAGCTGAATCTCGTTCATGCGTTTTCCTTTCGATATGGGTTTGGCGTGTATTCGGGCGGTTCCTCGCCGGGCATGGGGTTCATGTTCTTGAGGGCTTGGATATATCCGTTCTCCCATGCCTGTTCGGCTATCTGCCGGTCGTGTTCGTCTATGACGGGTTTGAAAGCCGCCAGCAACAGGTCTTCGCTGTACAGCTCGCCTTGTTCCCAGACGGAATCGCAAGCCATGCGCAGCAGTTCCCTGAAATCCTCGGGAATATAGTCTGGATGAATTGTTTCGTCGTGTCCGCTCATTGTCCGCCTCCCATTTCCTTCTCTCGCGCCATGATCTCCACGTCGTCGGCGAGCATCCTCAGCACGCCGGCGAGCGTGCCATACGATTCGGCGGTCGGATACACCGTCTTGCTGACATACACGTCCCACCTGTCGGAACCTTGATGATTGTCGGCCTTGAGGATAATGAGCGGGTCGGCGTCGATGAAACGACCGTCCTTCATGCCCCGCACTTTGAGCATCAGACGTATCGAATCCGCCTGCTCGCTCGTGTTACCCAAAATATCCAGAGTGCTCATCGTCCACCTCGCAGTTCCTTCTCCTCGTTCGCGATTGATTGGAGGATGTCCTCCAGGTCGCCGAGCTCGTTCCGGCTCAACCGGATGCGGCGGATGCTGTCGCCATCATGAGTGGCCAGCACCCATGAGCGGGTGCCGTTTCGGCCGTCTCCGGGAATCCAGCTCAGGGTCACATTCCCGCAGGAGGCACCTGTGACCATGCCGCACCGTCGTTCGATCTCCACGTCCGTCGCCTTCATCGTCTGCCTCCCAGACTCTCGCGAATCCGCTCCACATCAGCATTCATCGTCTGCCTCCGTGACTTCCTCGCCGACTGGTAGGGTGCGATAGATTTTTGTGATTCGCCACGTGCCCGGCGTCTCGTGGATATGCTTCACAGCGGCCTCATAGGAATTGAAAGTGACGGTCGGATACAGCATCTCGATAGCCGAATCGACCAGATATTCTTCCTTGGTCTCCAACTTCATCGTCCGTCTTCCTGACTCATGTAGGTCAACGTGAAGCATTTATCACCGTTGCATATGCGGTTCCAAGCGGCGATATTGTATTGCAACTGATACGGGGCGGGCTTCCGTGAACAACCTCCCTCGAAGCCGAGCCCGCAGACAGTGCAGCGGAACATCACGATAAAGAACGTGTATTCAGGCAACCACTGCACGCCGTCCCGCTCCCATTTCGCCTTGACCTTGCCCCCACAACGAGGACACGGGCTAATCCTGTGGAACCTCACCAGACTCACCTCCCTCAAGAGGCGCGTTCAAATCCACCTGTTCGATACGCGCACGCTCCTGTAAGATGTTCGCGTATGTCCCCATCGCGTACAATTGGCTTTCAAGGAGCTGGAAGGAGCACGCGGGCGTGAAGCCCAACGTGCCCTCCGCGTAGCCCTCAAGCATGTGCGCCAGCTTGCTGATACGCTCCTGCAATTCTCGATGTTCGCGGATCATCCGCTGCTTGTAATCACTCATTGGTTGTCTCCTTCGGTTTGGTTTTGTAATATCTTTCTCTTGGAGGTCATCAGCCTCCTCGATACGCTCGTAGTTGGGGTCATCCAACAATTCGACGGTATCGACGTAACTGGGAATGATGGGCTGCGTATCAGATGATTCAGCCGAGAACACGTGTAAATATGTTCGATGCGCGTCGAGTTGCATCGAAAGGCTACATATACCGTCCGTGTCTCTGGAACGCCGCACGAGCTTCCCTATGAATACGTCTCCGTTCTCCATTGTCACCTTGACTCGCTTATCGAGATTCTGAATCTCCATAAGGGTCTTACCTGCCCAGAATGGTTTCTCACTCATTGACAGCCTCCTTGGCTAGTTGTCGTTTACGTTTCCGCTTCGCCTCATACTGGGCGTATTTCTCGGGATGCTCCGACCTCCAACGGCGATGGTATTCAGCCATCTCACGCTGATGGGCGGCGGCATACTTACGAGCCGAAGCCCGAGCCTGAGCCAAATGCTCCGACCGGTACCGGCGTGCATACTCATTACGTTTCTCACGATTACGAGCGTTCCGCCGATTCGCCAGATCACGCAGATGCTGCGCATACTCGGGGTCGGTTCGACGCCGTTCCCTGACACGACAGTTCCGGCACATGCCATCCCTGCCGACCCGGCACATGCCACCGCACCAATCGCATTTCGGATGACGTTCAGTTATCAGGCCGGACAGTTCGCCGCCGTTCCGGCAATAGTCGATGAACTCCTCATCGGTCATGTCATCAACGTTCACAGCCACACCTCCCCATTAGTGAACCTGCTGAACAACACAGGGTCGAGCTTGTACAACGCCCGCCGAAACTGCGGGTCACGGCAGAACAGGATGAACAACAGGCTTACTGCTTCGGCGGTTCGCATCGCGTCCAACCTCCCTTATCGTCCAGAAGCACCCAACCATGTTGGGCGGTGAGAATCGGCACCAGTTCGGGGTGATCGTTGAAACCGCTCACGATGTACCCCAAGCTCATGGCCTCACGCGGATGGGCGTGAATCCACCCATGACATCCCGTATCGCCACTCCCACACGCCAAGATGAGGTTCGACGCCTCATGCAGTCCCGGCCACTTGTGTGACCGGAGTCTGCGATGATACCGGCTGAAACCGCTCCAATGGAATGGTTTGCCGCAGCGGACGCACCGGTATTGGTCGCGTGCGTCCACCAAATCCTTGACGTGTTGGGACGGGTTAGATCTGCCCATTTCCGTATTCGTCCTGGGGTTGGCTCCACGGGTCCGTAGGCTGCTGATACTGCTGTTGCGGTTGCTGGAATCCCTGTTGCGGCTGCTGGAATCCTTGCTGATACTGCTGCTGCGACTGTTGGAAACCAGACTGCTGGGCCTTGGGTTTCGCGCTCAACACCGCAATGGTGCGGGCCGCGACATCCCAATTCTCATACCGTTTCCCATCCTTTTCCGACACTCTTTTGGACAAGCTGCCGTTCACAAGAACCTTCACGCTCATGTTCGGCTGGGACTTCAACTGGCGAACCTGATTCAAAGCATCCTTCGCCTGATTCGACAAGGGACGCACACCATAGAACTGAGGCTCCTTGTCAACCCACTGGTTCGTGTTCTTATCCGTGTAACCCGGATGGACGCTGACGTTGAGAATACTGGAATCCTGAAAATCCTTGATCTCTCCCGCATATCCGGTAAACTCGATGCTTGGTTCTCCGGCCATTACGCATTCCTCCTGTAATTGTTCGTCTTGTGTTTCTCCATGGCCCGCCTGTTGCAGACCAGCATGTGTGATTGGGCTCCGGCGCAATCAACGGCACCGCATGTGGGGCATTGGGGGAGCGTGATCTTGTCCCCGTGAGCCCACAGGCATCTGGCGCACTTGCAGCCCGGCCTCGGGGTGAAAGTCACTCGAAGCTCGCCTCCACCTTCGTGAACGGGAAACGATCATCCCGGACACTGGTCTTGAAGAACTGGCTGCGGGATTGGGACTGGCATGGGAAGGCGGGGGCGATGGTGCCATCATGGGAGAGCACCGGCATCCAACGTTTGCCGTCATGCTTCCACACCGATTCGGTGCGAGCCTTGTAGAAGCCCGGCTCCTTCGGAAGGTCATCCATCGTGTACGGTCCGCGGTACGCATATTGGAAAAAGTAGTCATCCACCCACCACCCGTCCGGAAAGCCGAGCTCCCCGATACTCAGGCACAGGGTCTGTCCGCCCATACGGTCAGAATCCGTCTTCTTCACCGTGTACTCGTTGCCGCTCTTCATCACCACTTTGTCGCCGGGGCGAACCTTCGTGATATCGGTGATACGCTCACGGAAAGCATCATCCACCAGTTCGATGGACTTGATACCGGAGTAAGGGACGAAAGTCGAGGATGAACGAATGGCGGGAGAAAGAGAGACGCAATGAGCAACGTTTCCCACCATGTCGAGCGTACTGGTCATCGTGTCGCCGTTATTCCACGTTATCTTGACACGCAGCCCTTCCAGCTCCCCGCAGGTCTTGCCTTTCCAGAACGGTTTCTTGTCATCATCTTCAGCCTGCTTGACGGATTCCGTCTCGGGCTTCGACTCGTACACATGCACGTTCCGAGCGGAACCGGTACTGTACCCATCGCCAAAATCCAAGAAAACCACGAGATTGCCTTCATCCTCGGTCTCGATGTACAGTGGCGGCTTATGGCCCATACTCATGATGAGAACGTCCACCATGCTTTCCTGGTTCTTCATCTCATGCAGTTCGCCCGCATAATGCCCGTCCGCATCATCAAACTCAACCCACATGCCCGGCTTCACGTCGTTCAAACCAATCTCACTGCTCACTGGGAGCCTCCTTAACCTTGTCGTTATGCTGTCGATAAGCGTCGATGAACCGTTGCGCCTGATATTCGGTCAACGTGCCATAAGCGACCCGCGTTTGCAGGACGTTGCCGATGAAACCGTTCTCCTGACCCACCGGAATCTTGCAGTCTTCAAGAATCCGGTCGATCTGTGTTTTCTGCTCGTCGGTCATACCCTTGACAGAACGCTTTTTGTAGCCGCTCGTCTCACCGTCATCATCCGTGGTCGCCAGTCCGAACGCGCCGCAAGTGCTGTATCGTCGCGCATACGTCAATGCGGAACCGAGGGCCTGCATGACGCTCATGCCACGCGAATCACCCACCTCGACCGGGATAAGACAATTACTGGCAATCCACTTGTCCGTGCCCTTCTTCCTGACGGCCGTATCCACATACAGGCGTCCGTCAACCAACTGGGTCGGCCATTGCAGGTCGAACCCCTGCTCGTCCACATAGTTCACGACCTGAGCCAGGGTCGCATACGTGCCACGACCGCCCCGAGCGTCCTTCTTAATTACCGCCATGATTCAATCTCCTCCTCTTCCTCCAACAGCTTCCAGTCGGGGAACACGACATCCTTCGGGTATTTAGGCAACCCGTAGGCCCTCATGGCCTCCAACGGGTCCTCCGTGTTGTCACGGAACCATCTGATGCCCTGCAAGGCGTGGTTTATCTTCGGTTCCGCCAGTTCGGTGATGATGGGCGAATCCTCCTGAATCTCGTAGCGCATCCAGTCGAACGGCGGGTTCTTCTCCTGCACGACGAACTCGAAACCCAACGGCCCCTTATATTCGGGCATCGTCAACCGGTAGAGACGCATGTAGAACGCGGCCTGAATGTGATACCCGTACTGCCAGCAGGAACGCTCGAACTCGTCCGGCGACTTCACCGTGGTCTTGTAATCACGGATACGCAGCACACCATCCGGGTCGGGAGTGGACGGCAACCAGTCCGCCTTGCCCTTAATCAACAATCCGGTATCAGGGTCGGCGGCGATCATCGCCACCTCCGGCTGACCATCCAGCTTCGTGAAGAAATCTCCAACCATGTCCCGCATGGCCTCGACCTTCTCCACATCATCGGGGGAAAGCCATACGATATCCTCGCCCTCATGCAGTTTCAATGTCTCCGCATACCTGGCTTTGCCTTCCTTGGTGCGTAGGTTCGGTTTCACCAGCACCTCGGGGCCACTGCCCAATATGAGACTGTGAGCCGCCTTCCCGAACTCGAACTGGGGGGAGGACGAATGCTCGCCGGTCAGATACTGCGAATACGCCAACGGGCTGACCAGATACTTCTTCAACGCGGTCTGGTCCACCGCGTCAAACGCGAAGTAATCGTCATCGGTCATCTGCTCGACGGTCATTGCCCCTCCTTTCTTGCTTTGAGTACTTCCTTGCCTAAAACCTTGATGGTGTCGGCCACCAAGTCGAGAAAATCGTCAACGTCCTCCACGTCGTAGACCTCTCCGTAAAGCAGGGAACGATACGTGCGGAACTTTCTATGCCGGACATCATTCGGGGTCAACATGAGAACCCCTCGACTGCATGGACAATTGTTCCTCGCGTTCCATCAGGTGACTGTGACGCCAAGTACGCGACTTACCCTGCTTGTGAGAGGCCTCCGCATAATCGGCCACATGGTCACGGCCAACGTCTCCCACGACCTTCGAGGCCTCGTTCCAATCCGAGTACACGCGATCGTTCACGGCCACATACTTGTCAGCGAGATAACGGACGCAATCACCGAGATAACGGATGGCTTTGGCGATGGAGTTGAAATCAGATGCCATCAGTCGGCGTCCTCCGTCTGAATCTGAGCCCACGTCTCCTCCATGAGAGGCCGGTCGATCTCGTAGTAGATGTAGGTCTTCCCGTGCTTGGGCGGGTAGGCGCCGAACTTCATCTTGTAGTTCTCGGCCAAACGGGAACCGAAGTGCAACGCGCTTTTCCTCATCGGCTCGAATCCTTTCGAACGGAGGAAGTCGCTGATGATGAGTCGCGGGGAGCCCGGTGTCTGTGGCGCGGGCTGCTGGTTCGGCGTATATGAGTCGAGTATCTGCCTCGCGCGGTGTTCGAGCTCGCCCTGCGGCAATAGTCCACGGGCCTCGTTGAGCAGTCTCATCTGGTCTGATGGTGTGAGTTCCATGATTGTTTCCCTTCACTGGGCTTGATTGTTTGGTTGTCCTTCTGCGCCGGTGCTGACACGTCCGAAAACCCTTGTATTGGTTTTCCGACGCAGGACGCGAAGGGGTTAAATTTTCTGAGCGCCAAGCCGGGAGTCGAACCCGGTGCACCTTGGAGAAGTCCATGACCATTGGAAGGCTTCGTAGGTGCGGCACCATGCGCTTGGCTGCCACCGGACGAGGAAGTAAAAGAATAAAGAACCCCGCCCGGAAGAATCATCTGGGTTGGATGAGGGTGTTGGAGCCCTCGGGTGTGACAATCAGCTGGTCGGCGTTCTTCAAAGCGTCGATGTAATGCTGCCGGAGCACGTTGTCGGTCAGGGAATCGTTCAGCACCTTGTTCGCGTCGGCCTCGCCCTGCGCCTTGATGCGCTTCGTCTCGGCCTCGACCTTCGCGGTCTCCTGCTCGTTCTTCGCCTTCTGCTTGGCGACCTCGGCGGCTTGGGCCTGCGCGTAGCTGTCGGTGATGGACTTCGGGTAGCGGATGTCCTGCACGGACACCTGTTCGACGGTCAGGCCGATGCCCTTCCATTTCGAGGTGAGCGCGTCCTGCACGGCCTTCGTGTACTTGCCACGGTCGGTGAGCATCGTGATCGTGTCGAACTTGCCGGAGGTTTCACGGGCCACGCTGCGCAGGTCGTTGCCGATATAGTTCTGCGTGAACGTGGTCTGCTTGCCGTATTCCGAGTAGAGCATTTCGGCGGCGGACGGGTCGAGCGAATAGTTGACCTGAATGTCGATGTTCGCGCTGGCACCGCTACGGTCGTTGACCGTGACCTCCTTGCCTTCCGCGCTGCCGCCGTCGTACTTGTAGTCGGTGTCCTTGAAGAAGTTGATGAGGTTGTTGCGCGTATCGTATTTGATGACCGACTGCCACGGCGCCTTCGCATGGAAGCCCGCGTTCTCCGCATGGCCGGCGACGGAGCCGCCCATGTTGCGGATGACGGCCACCTCGCCTACGTCCAGCGAGTATAGGCATGCCGGAATCATCAACAGTGCGGCGACGATGATGGGAATGAAGCCGAAACCGGCTCCGTCGCCACCGTTGGCGAGTGCGACGGCTATCATGCCGACTCCGATGAGCAGGAGTATTACGGCGAGTATGAACCAGATCATTTTTGCGTTCCTTTCGACAGAGCAAACGAGAGCATGACGGGCGAACAGCACATGAAGCCTGCGAGAATACTCCACGGGCCCGCATAGGGTTGCAGCGAGAGAATCAGGAACCCTGTCGCCGCCAACGTCAGACAAGTGATTGTCTTCGTGTTCTCATGCCGGTGCCGGCGTTCATCGGGTGAATGCTGCCAGCCGGAGCAGTGAGCCCCATACGTTTTCCTGTTCATGACATGTCCTTTCCGCGTGGCCGGGCTCGGATTCGAACCGAGAACGTCCTTGCCGTCACCGTGTTGCAATGTTGACCAACCGTGAGAGATGGATGACGAGTCCTATGGTGCGGTGACGATGGTGCGTGTCCAGACACCCCGAAGGGTTCCGGCCGATGGTTGCCGCAGTAGATCGCAGTATGGTATTTATTTGCCTGTAGTCGATAGGTGGATAAAAAACGACCCACTGCGGCAGGACTTGTTATTCCTCGTTCTTCTCGTCGGCGCAGTCGGCCAGGTCTTCAAGGGCCTTGGCGGCGAAACGCGCCTGACTTGGAGTGAGGGGGCGGGCACCGTAATCGGTGTCGATTTCCGCGTTGATAAGACCTTCGGCAGTGACGTTGCCGGTGAAGTATTCACGGGTGTGACGTTCCTCGACCACGAGCTTCTGGGAAAGGTTACGATTTTGGCTGACCATTGTTTTCTCTTTCTTGTGAATATCGTTTAAAGGCCCTTTCGGATTAGGCTTGTAATCGCCAAACCACATGCCAAACCCGAAAGGAAGAATGAAAAATGACCGACATCGACGCGCTTCAAAAAGCGGCTCGGGAGATCAGGGGAGACATGAGCTTCCTGAACGCCTCCAACAACGCCGAGACCTGGCTGAGACACATCAAAACGTCGATGGACTCCACAGCCAAGGCCATTGACGTTATCACCGCCAACCAGCGCGAGCTTTCCGACCGTCTGGACAAACTCGGAGTCTGACTCACGACGCTTGGCTTGTTCTCCCCAGATTTCCGCCAACTGCGCGGAGATTTGGGGAAGCCCGGTTTCCACGATCTGAGCCATCCACGTGTTGAGAATGTTCAGCTCGTTGGCAACACGCTCCGACGAATCCGAGACATACGAATAGTTGCCGTCACTCATATCGCCACCTGCCTATCGGGTTAAGTTCCTTCGGAAAGGATTCGGCCTTATCCGCCAGATCATTGAGTGCTTTCGCTATCTCGCGGGCCTGTTCCGGGGTCAGTTTTTCGCATACGGAAAGCGGTGCCGTCACCTTTACGTATCCCGGATGCGCCTCACCTTTGAAAATGTGGGCCTCAAAGGTCTTCGTGACATCCGCCTCCAACGGGTCGTACATCACCTTGCCGATAGCAGGGGAGTCATAGACATGTTCCCCATGCTCATTGGTCTTGGACTTAGTCTTGTACATGATTCTTCGATTCGTATCGGTCCATCATCAGACGAACGTTGCGGCAAGGCGTCTTCCATGATGCTTGCGAGGCTTGCTCGCGTTCGTCTACTCCACCGGGGTTCTCCGGCCAGTAACTGTCCACGAGGGCGATGAAGTCCTTGGCGAAGCTCCTGAGCTTGCGCATGTCCGGTACGATCTCCACTCCTACCTTTCCGCTGTAAATCTCAGGGGCTTCATTCTTCGCCTCGTTGGCTGCTGGGCTACGATTTGATGTGTTCATGGTGTTCTCTTTCGGAGAGGAGGTGAATATGGAGTATTGGAGTAGGCCTGTGCTGGTCGGTCGTCGCGAATGGCGGTTGGTCAACGTGAGCGGAAAGCAGCTCACCGTGGAAGCCGTCAAATCGTTCGATGGGGTGTCTAAGCCGTTCCTCGTGGTGGAAGGTGGACCACATCAGACGATTCCGGACGGTGAGGCCATTCTGGTCAAGTTCAGGGCGACGAACCTGCGGAACTCGTTCACTGGTTTGATTCTGTCGGGCGTAGACGGGGCAGGACTTCCGTGGACGGTTCAATATCCGGTACGTTCCTGAACGCCCCGGTTTGAATCATGTCCAGCCAGTCCAGCAGTCGCTGGTTATCAAGGAACCGTACACAGCCGAAGGTGGCATACGCCGCGTTCCCGTGGTCCAGGTCGATAACCAGCGGCACGTCTTGGCTGGAAGCCAGTATCGACGGGTCGATGTTCAGGAGTTTCCCAATCGCGGTTGCATTGGATAGGCCGTCCCCGGTGATTTCCAATGTTTCGACGTCTCCATCTTCAATCAGCGTTTTCAGCCCGTGAATGATCAGGGGAGGGGAAGGGCCGTTGAGGTCAAGCTGCATCTTCATGCTGTTACCTCCAATACAGGAGACTTAGAAAGACGCTGCTCTTCAGAGAAGTCAAGTTCGCCTTGCAAGGCTCCGACCGATTCGGTCAGCTCGACCAGTTTGCGGTTCAAACGCCTCATGGCTTTCACGGTCCTCTCAGATGGGTTCCGAACAACTCTCTGGTTTTTCCCGTATCTTGCTCGGCGTCTAATGAACTCCTCAACTGGAACGCCTTTGCCGTAAATGTGATAGGAGATGTTGCCAGGGCTGCAATCAAGCAACTTGGCCCATGCTCGAACATTCCCCTCCACCCCATCGACGGTGACTATTCGTTCCAATGATTTGGTGGCGTTATCACTGAGCGTCATCCACTGACAGTTATCGGGCTCGTAGTCCCTGCTGCTGTCGATGCGATCTAACGAGAGTCCGTCAACATAACCGTTGGCTTTAGCCCATTCCTTGAATTTCGGGAATGAATGCCATTCTCCGCAAACCTTGATGCCTTTCGCACCGTAATACTTGTAGTTCGGCATGTTCGGGTTCTCGCAACGGCGCTTCATGCTTGACCAGATCATGTAGAGGTGTGAGCGACTCTCCTTCTGAGTCATGCCGTCACCTCCAAGTCAGGCGTCTCAGCGCCGAAGAACTTCTCATGCATGTCCACTGGGATGGTGAGCAGTTCCTCGAAACTGACTCCGAGCGCTTCGCAGATCATGTCCAATTCATCGACTTTGAAGGCCGGCTGGCCGGCGAGTCGGCGGGATAGTTTGCTTACATCCCATCCGAGTTTCGCTGCAAGCCATCGGAGGCTTTTCTGTGCGATGAAGAGTCGGTATCGAATACCGGCTGTTGTTAGTTTCTGTGTGCTGCTCATGTCTATTAACTTAGCATATGCCAAGTTTCTGTCAAGACTAGACACGCCGTATCGCATATGCTAAGATTTAAGTATGGCTAATCCAAATGATTTCCGCGAAATGTCTGCGTTCGCCTTGGCATTTGCGACGGAGTATAAAAAGTACATGAAGGCGCACAAGGTAAGGCAGCGTCAGATTGCTGAATACCTCGGTTTCACCGAAGCGTATGTCAGCGAAAGGGTCAACGGCAAAAGGGCCATCGACACCAACGACGTAGATGCTCTTGCCGCATTGTCGGGCACCACCGGCCGTTCGCTGATGATCGAACTGGCTCGCCTCACCAAGGAAACATTGCGCCAGCCGGTATCCGAGACAGCCTCGGTGGCGTCCCAGCTCGAAAAGGTCATAGGCAAGAAGATACAGGTGGAGAAGGCCGCTTATCGGGATGAGAACAAGCAGGCGGAGTCCGGGCGTGAAAACATGGACTGACCTCACCATTGAGGCCCGGCACATGGGAGTCCTCATAGAGGATAAGGAGTTCGACGGGACGCAGTGCGGGGAATACGATCCCGATACCCGCACCGCGTACATCGACCCCACCATGAGCATGGAACAACGGGTATGCACGTTGCAGCATGAGCTTATCCACGCAAAACACTTCGATGACGGGCTCGGATTACTGAGCCGGGAGAAAGAAGAACGCCTCACCCGCAAGGAGACCGCGTTCTCTCTGATTAATCCCATCGAATACATGCGCACGGAAGACCTGTACGGGGGAGAACCCTACGCGATGGCGCAGGAACTGGGCATCACCGTCGGCGTCCTGTTGGACTACCGGCGATGGCTGCATGACAATCTTGCCGCACGGGCCGCATGATTATGTACCTTATCCGTGTTTCTTGCAATCAGGGAACACGGTTCGTGGATACAATTAGCTCACCAACCCCAATGGAGAGAAGAGACAAAAAATGAGTGAACCAGAACAACCACCCGTATTACAGCAGCCGGTCGAATCGGGCGGTCAACCATCGTCGCGGCAGTCCGCCGATAAGCCCACGCCACAACCGACTCCCACATACGGTGCATACGCGCCACAGTCGCAACAACCGCAGGCCGGGCAATATGTGGCCCCACATCCGCTTGACCCGTACTTTCCCTCGGGGCAGCCGCGCGGATTGAAGCCCGCCGCAAAAACAATCACCATGAAGATATGGCAATTCGTCCTCAGCCTCGCAGGTGCCGCGATTGCTGGCATCATTGTCTTCATATTGATTGTCGGCTTGGCCGCGTCCGGTATCGAAGCAGCCAAGAACGACGCAACCGCGCCTGCGACCTCCGACTCCTCCCAGAGTTCCAAGACCAAGGAAACCCCGAAACCTAAATCGTTGACTGGAATCACAGCCGAGTATTCGGGTTCGACGGCCGATGGCACCGAGATAAATAATTCGACCGAAGGCATAGACGTGACGGCCACGTATGACGATGGCTCCACAAGGGACGGAATATCGGGCTTCACCGTCAAGAACCCCGGTAAGCTTCAAGCGGGTCAGACGCAGGAGTTCACCGTGGAGTTCAAGGGGTTCGAGGCGACCTTCTCCGTCACGGCCGATGAATCAGATGACCAGTTCAAGGCGTCCGCGCAGGATATACCTTTCGATGATCTGGCTCGAAACCCTGATGCGAACAAGGGCAAGCGCGTCCATTTCCATGGGAAAATCGTACAGGTCATTGAAGGTGATATTGACACTCAATATCGAGTCAGCGTGGAGCAGGGCGATTATGGAATCTGGGATTCCAACAAGGTCATATTCGTCTCATACATGCGCACCGGCAACGATAATCGACTTCTGGAGGATGACATAGTTGATTTGTGGGGCACCACTGATGGGACGATAACCTATGAGTCCACGATGGGCGGCAACATAACGATTCCGAGTGTATCCGCTAGAATCATGCAACTTGCCCAATGAACAAGCCGCTAGGAACATGAATGGTCCCGTTCTCCTGTATTGGAGGACGGGACCATTGCTGTTCGTATGAAAAGTGCCGTGACCCTGCTGGGGCCACGGCACTTGACGCATACCAGACGCTCACCATCCAAGTATGTTTTGCTTATTTCGGTTGGCTATTAACGTTTCATGAGACACTTCAATTATGCTTAGCGGCACGCATGGTGTCAACCTCGGCTCCGACCGGGGCCAGGCTGTTCCCCGACCTTTCCTCCCGTATTGGAGGACGGGACCATTTTGTATACCACTACAATATGATGGTCAGGTGTGTTTCCTAGTGGAGGGCCATACCTCATGGTTCGGGTCCCACCAGAGTATATGGAACTCGTTGCCTACAAGGAAACCGTACAGGCGTTCGGTTCCGCCCAATCGGAACCGGGCCAACGCATCGCCTTCGCGTTCATAGTATTTCGCCAGCCGGTCCTGTGGCGTCTGGTTGGGGCATTGGGTGAAATCAGGGTAGCAGGTGAACGCCTGATATGAGGGGCTAATGATCTCGCCCACCGTGGCCTTTTCGAAGTCACGCATCTTCAACAGCAGCAGTCGATGCTCCTCGTCGCTCATGTGCGCGAGCGACCATGGGCAGTCGGCCTCAAGGTCAACGCAGTCGAAACGGAATACGATGCGACGGTTCACGGAATCCTTGGGAATCTCCGTGGCGGATTCGGGGACATGATAGCTTTTCGCCACGTGATGCGCGGGCACACGTTTTGAAGAGCTCGGGGCTTTGGCCTTGATGCTCTTGGTTTTGCTGCGGTGGCCCACTAGTCGGTAAGGCTCCCATAGTATTCGGCCATGGCCGCTTCAGTTATCTCGGTGTTGCAGATGGCTCCCTGCGGGAGATCGCCTCGCGCATCCCTCCACGGGCGTTCGCTGTGGGTAAGCTCGCTGAGTTGGTAGGCTCCCATTTTCCCGTAGGCATTCAACACCGCGTCTATGGTGCTGGTGCCGTCTTCGTCTATGTTCGACGGGTCGCCGTGAATATCGCCGCGCGTGATCTTGAACATGCCCTTGTGCGCATGGTATAGGTCGGGGCACACCGGGCCGTTGGCCCATGCCTCGAATCGCTCGGGGAACAGACGCCGTTCATCCCATACGAGGGACCATGCCTGTGAATAGTAGCAGAGCTTTTCCAGCTTCATGGTGGTCATGACGCCGAGCTTGTCCAGCACGTAAGCGGCCACGTCGAATATGCTTGTCATGGTGCGCCTCCGTAACGTTCCTTCCGCTGGACATTCAAGGTGATTAACTTACTCTTCCATTGTATGGCCGGCAAGTTTCGGCGCGCCAGTTCACGCCTTCCATTCGATCTGCTTCAGGCCGAGCCCGTCGCTTATCGTCTCCATGCCGCGCATCAAATCCTCCACGGGCACGGTGCGGTAATGCTCGCTCATGGCTATGCTCGAATGGCCGACGATGCGTTGGATGATGCCGGGGTCAACCTTCATGTGGAACAGGAGCGATACGACGGAGTTGCGGCATTCATGCCCGTACCGGTTCTCGTAGTCGGGTATGCCCGCCCTGCGCATGAGGTCGCGAAACGAGGCCCTGTCATCCAACGCGGCCAACGGCATACCCTCGCGCGTCCTGAATATCAGGTTGTACGGGTTCGGGATGATATTCTCCGTGGCCTCCAGATACCGGTGCACGACGGTGCCCAACTGGGGGATTATCGGCACGACCTTGCCTCTCGCGGACTTCGGCGGCGTCAAAGCGTACCCCTTGCACAGGTGTATCATGTCGTATCCGTCCGGCACCCTCCACCGGTATCGGGGGCAGCTCGAAGGCCGTTTGAAGCCGCACGGGTATCTTCCGTCCCTGCCGGGCTCCCCGCACCCGTGCTCCTTGTCGAGGCTTTCCAGTTTCCAGTTCACCGTGTAGGTGCCTATCCATATCTCGCCGCTGTCCGGGGTTTCCAACGTCTTGTCCCGCCACAGGTCGAGATCGTCCAATGTGGCTCCCAGTATCTCCCCCTGCCTCATGCCGGTGAGCAGACGCCACCATTGGCGTGCCCCCAGAAACAGGTCGTCGGAGGACGCTTCGAGCATGTCCTGCATCTGCTCCACGGTGAACGCCTTGCGGTCCTGCGTGCCGCTGCGCCTGTCCGCCGACACGGCCACGGGCCCGTTGATGGTGCGCCGGTCCCCGGCCAATCCCGTGTCCCTGCGTTTCGGCCTTGCCGCGCTGGTGACCGGACTGGTGGGTATCAGCCGGTCGGCCACCGCCGCCTTGAATATCTGGTTAAGGATGTTGTAGAAGCCAAGCTGCCGGTTGTACGAGCATGGGGTGCCGTCGAGGTTGCGCATGTTGGCTATCATGCGCTGCACCGCCGAGGCGGTCACTTCGCCCAGCTTCTCGTTCGCGTACTTGCACAGGTGCACGCTTATGAGGCTCGCATAGTTGTTGATGGACTTGGGTTTCAGGTCGCGTCGTTTCAGCTCGAACCAGCGTTCCGCGTACTCGCCGAGCCGGGTGGCGCGGTCTACGCCCATGCCCCATTCGGTTTTCTCCTTGAGGGCTTCGGCTATTTTCCTGTCGCATTCCTTGTAGGTCTTGGCGGACACCCATCGGCCGTCCACCTTGGCCTGCCAGTTCACGTATGTCTTTACCGTGCCGTCCTTGAGTGTTTTCCGCTGCTCGTGGCGGATGGGGTAGACCGCTCCGGTTTTCCTTATCCTAGGCAT